CATTCGTCAGGGCAAAGTGCTCGGCAGCCGCAGCTACTTCCCGAAAGTGCCGGGCGGCACTGAGCTGGGTGAAGTGGTGGAGACTTTTGTCGGCCAGTTTTATTTGCAGGGCAGCCAGATGCGTACGCTGCCCTCGGAGATCCTTCTAGACTTCACGCTCGACGATAAAACCCTGCTGGCAGATTCGCTTTCAGAGCTGGCAGGCCGCCGGGTGAATGTCCAGACGAAACCGCGGGGCGATCGCGCACGTTATCTGAAGCTGGCACGAACCAATGCCGCCACGGCGCTGACCACCAAACTGTCCCAGCAGTCGACCGTCAGCCAGCGTTTAACCGCCCTTGCTACGCTGCTTAAGCTGCCGGAAGTGAAACGCATGGAATGCTTCGACATCAGCCATACGATGGGTGAGCAGACCGTGGCGTCGTGTGTGGTCTTTGATGCGAATGGCCCCCTGCGGGCAGAGTATCGTCGCTATAACATCACCGGCATTACGCCCGGTGATGATTATGCCGCCATGAACCAGGTGCTGCGCCGTCGCTATGGTAAAGCGATTGAAGAGAGCAAAATCCCGGACGTTATCCTTATCGACGGCGGGAAAGGGCAGTTGGGGCAGGCGAAGGCGGTATTCGAATCGCTCGACGTAGAGTGGGACAAGAACCATCCGCTGCTGCTAGGGGTAGCGAAGGGGGCAGATCGTAAGGCTGGCCTGGAAACGCTGTTCTTTGAGCCGGAAGGCGAGGGCTTTAGCCTGCCGCCGGATTCCCCTGCGCTGCACGTGATCCAGCATATTCGCGATGAGTCGCACGATCATGCCATCAGCGGGCACCGTAAAAAACGGGCGAAAGTGAAAAATACCAGTACCCTTGAGACGATTGAAGGCGTCGGGCCAAAACGTCGCCAGATGCTGTTGAAGTATATGGGCGGATTGCAAGGATTACTCAACGCCAGTATGGAAGAAATTGCAAAAGTGCCGGGTATTTCGCAAGGGCTGGCAGAAAAGATCTACTACTCGTTGAAACATTGAGGGCTCTGTAGCAACATAGAGCTAAATTTTACTGACAACAGACAGTTACCGTCATCATGCGATTTAATATCCCTACGTTGCTCACTCTCTTTCGCGTTGTGCTCATTCCGTTCTTCGTCCTGGCATTTTACCTGCCGGTCGTCTGGGCGCCTTTTGCCTGTGCGCTTATTTTCCTGATCGCTGCCGTGACGGACTGGTTTGACGGTTATCTGGCGCGTCGCTGGAACCAGAGCACCCGCTTTGGCGCATTCCTCGATCCGGTTGCGGATAAGGTGATGGTAGCAATCGCGATGGTGCTGGTGGCGGAACATTATCATACCTGGTGGGTGACGCTGCCTGCCGCGACCATGATTGGACGTGAGATTATTATCTCTGCCCTGCGCGAGTGGATGGCGGAGCTGGGTAAACGCAGCAGCGTGGCGGTGTCCTGGATTGGGAAAGTTAAAACCACTGCGCAGATGGCGGCGCTGGTGTGGATGCTGTGGCGTCCGAATGCCTGGGTTGAGTGGGCCGGCATTGGTCTGCTGTGGGTTGCGGCGGTGCTGACATTGTGGTCAATGCTGCAATATTTGAACGCTGCGCGCGGTGATTTGCTTGAACAGTGATCGTTTCGGCTTAATTTTCAGCAAACGGTCCTGAGATGCAAAAAATAACGTTGACTCATAACGTCATATCAGTAGAATGCAACGCATCGAACGGCGGCACAGTTAGCCGGACGATAATGAAATCAAGTGGTTAGGAAGTCGTTAAATAGTTACTTGATGACATGCGGGAATAGCTCAGTTGGTAGAGCACGACCTTGCCAAGGTCGGGGTCGCGAGTTCGAGTCTCGTTTCCCGCTCCAGATTAAAGCATCGGCAGTTTGCGGGTGCAGGTCGAAAGACAACAGATTTAAGGCGCGTTAGCAAAGCGGTTATGTAGCGGATTGCAAATCCGTCTAGTCCGGTTCGACTCCGGAACGCGCCTCCACTTTCTTCCCTGGCCGGATGGTGGAATCGGTAGACACAAGGGATTTAAAATCCCTCGGCGTTCGCGCTGTGTGGGTTCAAGTCCCACTCCGGCTACCATGGGAAAAGTAGAATAAAATCAATGATAAGCAGTGTCGTATAAACCACCGAAAGGTGGTTTTTTTATGCCCAAAATTTGTTTTTCCGAAGATGCGTCCGAAGATTATTTTCCCGCGAACGCATATTCAATCAGTTTTTTTGCCCTCCAACTACTGGCACCACTTTTACCTTTCTGTCATAAATTGCTGTTTGTCTCGAATTTTTATGGCCGGAAATTGCCTGTTTCTCTTCAAGGCTACCCTCGAGATCAGAGATCCCTTTTGCTTTAAGATCGTGGAAAGTAAAATCAATCGACAGGTGAGGGTACTTAGCCTGGGCTGCGAGTTTTGCCTCGCGCCAGCGCGAGTTAAAGCCATCACGTGTGTATTTGCTTCCACTGGGTTGGTGGATAAGAAACAGGCTCCCTATGCCTGGTTTTAGCGGCAGCGCGCGAGCCAGCGAAACCGCTGCATGTAAACGAGGTGTCCATGCCTTGATCTGCTTCACGCCAGTTTTACCTTGGCGGATAAATATCCCCATGTCGCTGATCTGCTCTTCACTTAAAGACAGGACATCGCTCTGCCTGGCAACGCATAAATAAGCGATCTCCATTGCAGCACGGACCACATTAGCCCCAACCTCATACACTGCATTATATTCTTCATCCGTCACGTAGCGTTCGCGCGAAACCTCCTTGAATTGCTTAACCCCTTGACATGGGTTTCTTTCGACATATCCACGTTCGTAGCCCCAACGGAATACCCGCGAAAGGAAACTCTTTTCCCTGTTTGCCTGCGTTCGGCTTGATACACCACGCTGATCCATGTAGCGTCGGATGTGTTCAGGTTTTATTTTGTTGGGGTCAGTTTTGCCGAAAACAGGTAATACCTTGCCCGAATATTTCGTGTAATCCTTTCTGGTTTCTGGTGACAAATCCATAAAGTCGGGGGAGGCCATAAACATATCTGCGAGGGTTTGGAATGTATTTTTCCTGACTTCTTCGCCCACGGCTTTTTCATACGCGAGCCATACCGATGCCTGCGTTTCGTTAAGAGCGCACAGGCGAACGGCTTTATTATCTTTAGTCCGAAATTCATAAGCTGCTTTACCGCGATATACACGCGGTGGCATCCAGCTGTCAGCGGGGTTTTTACGCTTTCCGGCCATCAAATACGGCTCCGAAGTCTGGTTCTTCATCCTCGCGCACCGGAGTGATTTCCTGGTTGCGGTATTTAATGGGGTTCATGAAATGCCCCCATGTTGTTTTTGGGTGGCCGTCCGCTCTTTCCATAAAGAATATCCCGGCCCGACGCAGAGCATCGCACTGTTTTGATTTAAGCGGAGTCCCCGTCAGTTCTATCATCTCTTCTCTGGTGATAATGTCGTGATCGTGTCTCATGGTCTTTCCTCAACATGCGGTATATCGCATCGTCAGCGTCACTGCAGGCACGCTCTATATCCGACCTGGTCAGGGTCTTCTTTCGTACGCTTGCTGATAATTTCCCGATCTTGGTATCAAAGTCTGAGAGCAGAATTGCTCCGGGTTGCCAGTGCAGCATTGTGGCCTCCGTTGATTAATTGGGGCCACAATGCTATCGGCAGAGAGGGATTAATTCTGATTACGCTTAATCAGGTTTCCTTCCAGAAACGCACCTTTCTCACGTTTAACCTTGACGTTCTCCGGAAGATGTAACCCCAACTCGCTGCGGCTACGTGCTTCGATGATCCCGTTTGTTCCATCAGGAAACACCACGTGTACCGCATCACCTCTTTTGAGAGTCAGTTTTAGCATGATTAGCGCACCTGTAATGAACGTTCGCCGACTTCCAGATGCGCACCCGGTACCGGATTAAGTAACTCTTCAGGTACCTCACCACCATCGGCTTTGATTTGTTCCGCTGCGGCTTCGGCTGCCTCTATCCTTTCTTTGATGGCCTTCTTGTCAGGGGCGATTACTGTCTGAACTGTGACCACTTCGTCAGGTAACGCATCAACATTGTCGACCACCACGCTTACAGTACCCTGACGAGCAGTAAAGGTGTTTCTGGGGGTTTTCAGCTTATCCAGGCCAGCGCCTAACAGGCATGACAGAATGTACTTGCGGAGGTGCTTGTCTTTATTTTCGAAAGACTTTTTGCGCTCAGCCAGACGCTTCATCTCTTCGTCACAGGTTTTCGCGTTGCCCAGGTTATTGCGCGCCACCACCATAACTGCATCCAGGCGATCGGCCAGCTCACCTTCAATCCCTTCCAGGGTGTCGGCGATCATTTCCGGCGTCAACTCGTCAGAGGTTTCCAGCAGGTTTAACAGGCTGGAGTAATCATTTGCTAATGCGATTGCGGTTACCTTGCTCATGCTGTTTTCTCCTGGGCTTTGTTCAGTTCTTTCAGACGTTCATCTTTGATGGTGGTCAGGCGACGCAGACGTTTACTCAGATAATTGGCATGCTGGCTGTCGCCTTTGGCCTCAGCATCTTTACGGTGCACCTCCACTTCGCGGGCGATAGATGCGAATACTTTGGTCACTTCGTTGGCAGAGACACCGGTTGCCAAGGTGTTTGCAACTCGCGTAAGTTTGTCGTCCAGCTCCTGGCGCAAGCGCGCAGCATCTTCTGCATTATCGCTGGCGATTTTAAGGGCGAATTCTTCTTTGTTTTTCTGTCGATATTCAGGGTTATCATAGAGACCCATGAAGATATCAGCGCTGAAACCGAGAGAAGAGAGTGCCTTTTTCGTCGCATCGGTAAGTGATTTCTTTGTCGCTTCACCGTCGCAGAGTGGGCCGTATTTACTCCCGTAGAGATACGGGGTGCAGCCGAATGAAATCTCTTCACCGCGCACGCCGCCACGCACATACCAGAGACGGATCTTAATCACGTGATGTTTCTCTGTGAGGTAGCCGCCAATGCCGTCTGGAATAAGCTCCCACGTATTGTTCCCGTCCTGGCCTTTGACTGTACGGGTTATCGGCGCGCCATTGTCAAAACGTTCTTCGAGAATATCAACGCCCCAGCCAATACCTTTAGGGCCAAATTCACGAGTGGCCAGCATCGTCATGTAGGTGCCGTTGATCGATGTGCCACCACCGTTCTGAGTAAACTGTTTTGTGAAACGTTCATCAGTTTTGAAAACGCGCTTCCACAGGTCGAGATTTTCCATCTCGGTACCGGTGCGTTCGGTGATACTTTTTTCAACGTCATTAACGTTAGGGCGAGGTTCTTCTTGCACCAACGACTCTGCTGATTGCTCTGCACTATTAACTTGCTCGCTGTTGCTCTGCTCCTGCTCTGATTCACTGGCGTAAACGCTGTAGCCCATTTTATTGAGCGTTTCACGCGCGGCTTCTGCCTGCGAATCAGTAACCGCTTCCACTTTTTCCGCCTCATTTGAGGCGTTCTGCACTGTGGTCTGCGTTTCTGTTTTTACCCATTTGGGATCGGTAGGGTCACTGATACCGTCAACATACTCGCCACGCCCGGCTGCCAGAGATTTACTGGTTGCTTCCGAAACATTAGGGCTCTGTTCGAACACACCATTTTCGGCAAGCCAACTGTCGATAAAGCGGCGTAATGAATCGGGGAAGTGATGCGTATCTTTCGCTGGCACATTCTGGATAACGCCAAAAATAGTGTCGCGGGAATATTTGAGGATCTGCTCAGTAGTGCGCAGCGCCATAGACCAGCGCTTAAAGTCTTCCCGGTCTTCTTCAATGATACGTTCCGCCTGACGCAGAGCGCTGACAGATACAGTGGTCGCAGGCTCTATTGGCAACAGTGCGAGAGCGATCTCCTGATCCAGAGTGGCATATGTGTGTTTGTAACCGCGCTGTGGTGCAACCTGAGCGTGGGTATTATCTTCCGTGCTGGTGCTGGTGCTGTTCTGAGGCAGCATTTCTTCACGTTTGCCCGGGTTGTCAGTCCATTTTTTAATAAATGAGTAAAGCGCGGCGCCGCCGGGTAACTGGTTCTCAAACTTCACATAAATTGCCTGCAGGAGATTATTAAGCCCCTCCTGGTGCATGTAGTGAACAGGCGGGTGCGCTTCCATCGCATTAATGATGTAACGATTTAAGCGATCATCCTCCTCGTCACCGTACTGGCTGGTGTTTTCGAGATTATCAAGATAGTCACAAACCTGAGAATAAATTTCCCCATCCAGCTGGGCAAGGCCAAATAACACCACCGTTGCGAAGCGTTCGCGCGGTGAAATAGTCATAAAGTCTAATTTTTCATCATTGTCAGGAAGGTGGCTCATCCCGCCAGTTGTTTCGACGTTTACCATCCATTTTTCGCCATCGAACGTATGGGATTTAGCAAAGTGCTCGTCAAACTTGCCGATCTCAGGGTGAGGCTGATCAGCTGTGTTTTCCCATATTTCAGGTTTAAAGAAGTTATCGCCGTTCGCCGGATAGTGCTCCCAGAGCTTACCCGTCACGATGCTTTCTGCGATTTTTTTGTTGGGTGCTTCCACGCTGATCGCCAACGCAACGGCACCATCTTTGATGGCCGATTTTTTCGGCTTAAACAGGCAGTTGTAAATTGAGATTGTCACTTGGTCTTTCCTCTTCGGTTACTGGCGCGGGTCAGGCGCCGTTATCAGAACGGGATATCACTTTCCTGGATTGTTGAATGGTCGATGCACAGCAGCTGCTGGATCTTGTCTTCAATGAAGGCGACACGCTGGTGAGCCCGATCGACAATCGACGCCTTTTCTTTCTGAAGGCGTTCGACTTGTTTACCGATGATATCTATCGGTTCTGGCTGGTTTATCTCAAGGCAAACAGTGCGCGTTTCCAGCAGCACGTAAAGATCTGGATAGTTCTGTGACATGTCACAGGTATGAACCAGATAGAGTGCAGGGAAGTGGGGATTGGCAGATACGTGGATGTACAGTGTTACCTGTAGGGGTAGCGCTTCCATAGCGGCTCCTTACTGATGTATAATTCGAGCCGATCAGCGGCTCATGTCGTTGGTCTTTCCTCGGTACAGGGTTGGTCCCCTGTACCACCTCCGGGCGGTTTGGTCACTGTCCCGGGTAAAGAAGCCCACCTTGGTGGGTTTTTTTACATCTGTTGCCCGTCTTTCCGGGCTGTCAGGGCTGGTCATGCCCGTTGGTCTTTCCTCACAGGGCCCCTCTCTTCGAGGGCTTCGGTTTTCACCGAAGGGTCACTAAATTCTTCACCGTGTTAAAAAAAATGCCCCTCATGGAGACGAGGCAAAGACTACACACAGCAATTTTGGATTCGTTGCGGTCTTTCCCGCATGTCATCGTACTGGCGGCGACCCGCGAATTTGGTGCCTGTCTTTCCAGACTGTCAGAACGTTTTTCTGAACAACTGCCGCGTGGTTAGTGCGTCGTTGATGTTGCAAAGCATAACCAAAGGTATTTTTTCTGGCAATGATTTTTTATAACAAAAGTTAGTTTTGTGAGCGTAAAAAAAGGCAATGCTTTGAAAACATTACCTTTAATTTTATTTCTTAATGGTGTTTTTTTTCTTTTTAACCATTAGCAATTCATCAAACAACCTCTGGAAATCATTAACTTTTTCGCTTAACTCACTGATATGTCTTTCTTTTTCTGATTCAGGTAATGAATCAAAGAGATCGAGTAACTTTTTTTGCCTTTCATCAAGCTCGGGTGAAAGTTGATCTGCCCTCAGTGGTTCATCCTCCTCAGTTCCGTAAAGCAACCACGTCGGAGTACATCGGAGTGCCTCGGCAAGTGAGAAAAGATTTTGCCCTTTAGGTGTCGTTATGCCCGCTTCCCACTTATAGACGCTCACGGCGGATATACCAACGGCATCGGCAAGTTGCTGTTGGGTTAATCCAAGCTCTTTACGTCTTGAGGAAATTCGGTCGTTAAAGGTCAATTTTTTCATACCCATAATATAAGTTAACTTGACATAACTTTCGTTAGTATTTATGTTCCTAACTAACGTTAATAGGAGGAACAATGAAAACTGAAACTGTTATCAGCTTTTTCGGCACCAAAACTGCGGTTGCGCGTGCTTTAGGTATCTCTCAAGTTGCCGTAACTCGCTGGGGGCCTGTAGTACCTACGGCATGCCTGACGATCCCTCATCATTTTTCGTACGCGCCGGTGCATTTCTGCGCAGCGCTAACTTCGTCACCAAACTGGGTGGTATGACGGTTTCCGCTATTCCTGATCTCGCGCGCGGTGTGATGGTTAATGGCTTTGGTAATACCATGCGTGGTTACTCTGCGCTGATCACGCGGTCACCGGCATTCAAGGCCAGCCGTGCCGAACAGTTAAAAATGGCCGTCGGGCTGGAGACCATCCTCCATACCCGTGCGCGTACGATGGGCGACCTGGTGGATGGCTCTGCCAGAACAACGGCGGTCGAAGCGGGTATGGAGCGCGTCACCGATGCATTCGGCAAGCTCACGCTGATGGGTCACTTCGATGATATGAACAAATCGGTAAACGGCATGATCACGTCCGACGGCATTCTCTCCGGTACGTTCGCTGGCCGCCGTCTGGCTAAGCTTGGTATTAACGACAATATGGCCGCGCGTATCCGCAGCGAGTTTGAAAAACACGGTGAGGTAATCAACGGCTGGCATATCGGTAATTTTGAAAAATGGGACGATCAGCACGTTGCTGGCGTCTTCCAGTCGGCGGTGCTCAAAGACGTTAACAATACCGTTATCACTCCGGGCATCGGCGATACACCGCTGTGGGCCAGTACACCTCTGGGTAAAACCATCTTCCAGTTTAAATCCTTCGCTACCGCATCCTATAACCGCGCCACGCTGGGCGGCCTGCAGGAGGGAACCGGGCAGTTTTATTACGGTACGGCTTTCCAGATAGGACTCGGCGCGCTGACATACGCGCTTAAGCAGTCTGCAAATGGTAAGGAGGTTGACTGGTCTTCGCAGAAACTGGTCATTGAGGGGATCGACCGTTCAGGTATTCTTGGCCCGTTAATGGAATATAACAACATGGCAGAGAAAGCCTCTGGTGGTATGGTGGGGCTGGGCGCATTGCTCGGTACTGGAACACAGTCACGTTATGCCAGCCGCGGCTTTATCGGTTCTGCGCTGGGGCCGACGTTCGGTCTGCTCGATACCATTACTGATGTGACAGCTGGCGTGCTCAACGGCGATGCCGGTGATCGGGTAATGCATAACGTGCGTACGCTACTGCCGGGAAACAATCTGTTCTGGATAGCACCGTTGATAAACCAGATTGATCCTGGTATGCGTTAGTTGTGCAGGTTTGGGGCTCTGAACTAAACGCTCAGTTCAAGTCCAGTAGGCCAGAAATTTTTAGTTGTGTGCTATTCCTTGTATTGGCGTACGGCACTCTGAGCAGGTATAGTTAACCTAATTTTACTTCGATGAATACTTAAAATGCCTCTTGCGCTGCCGAAAACCAATGAACTTGTTGGAAAAATCAAACCGTCTTTAGTCTCTGGAGAACTCTTGTTGAGTCCTTTTGAGCTTAGACTGTTGGCGCGTGAAGCCGATAAAATCGATGTTCCACATCATCGGTGGTGCATTCAGGGGTTGTTGGCTTTCCTCAATGAAAATGATGAGGAGGGCATTGCACTTTGTGAACAGGCTGTCGCTTATGACCCAAACGTTTCACAGTCATGGTGTAACTATGCCTCGGCTTTGAGGTACCGACATCTGCTCAGTAAAGAGTGGGAAGTTGTCAACCGTAGTGTAGAGTATAAGGGGTTATTGACCTTATCATATGCACATACTCTTGCTTCTTATTGGGTAGATATTGAACTGTTGAATCATACGACAGAAATTATTGAATCCATGGAAATGCCTAAAAGATTCAATAAAGTCCAGTTAGATCTATTTGGAAGCGGTATGGTAACGAGACAATTGTTGCGTGATGCAGGTCCTGCCGTTGCATCTGATTTGCGCGCCTTAGGCGCAGTTGTTCGTCAGATAGCTGAGGAAGAAAGATTACCACGCCTTAAACGACGTATCTCTTGTCATGAGGGTGAGTATGCATGTGTTTATGCAATTGACACTGATGATGTAGATTATTTGATTCGATTGGATGATTTATTATTTGATCGAATTGTTTCTGCTGGGATTAAGTCCAAAAATTGTATCGCTTTTTTTGAACCTAAATTAGGGGATGATAATTAATGGCGGTGCAATTTGATTGCTTTCTGAATGTAGCTAAAGACTCTCTTGATAAGAGTGGTGAAACCTGGACTCGCAACGCAATCAGTAGAGCCTATTATTACATGTTCCATGCAGTCCGTGATGTAATTAATAAGCCAATTCCAAAGAATGATAAAAGTGGAAATCCCTTTCCCTTTGGTGAGCATAAAAGGCTTTCAGAATACCTGTGCAATGGTGATGCAGCGACAGACTATAATTTTGACGCGGCTCAACTTGAGAAAATTGGTTTAAAGCTTAGAGCTGCGCATCACAAGCGATGTGATGCAGACTATGAGCTGCATTTGAAAATGAATAGGTTAGAGGCAATAAAGCTATTAGCGGTCGCAGAAAATATTAAGCAAGAAGTCGATAAGCTCAAACAGCCAGAATAGTCAGGATTCCGACCTTAAACCCGCGCCATCATAGCCCTGTATTCACTACGGGGCTTTTTTATGCATCAGGATTACAAAACACGCCTTACCGCGCTGAGCGACAAACTTACTGACGTGGTGCTCGAAGAAGCCGATCCGGCTCACTGGCCGGGTGCCGGTAAGAAACCGAGCGAACTGACCAAAGATGAACGCGGCGACCGTTACTGGGATAAGAAGAACGCAGCTGCATCACTGACGTTGCTGATTAAGGTGCACTCACTGATTGGCATGCAGACGCGTGGCGGTACGCCAAATGATAATCCTGGTCAGGATGATGAAGCCTTTGCGCTGGGCCAGCAGGTATCGAAGGCTGAACGTGAAGCGGCCGCCATTATAGAGCGTCTCCAGAAAGGCAAAAAATGATCTCCTTCCTCGCCTTCTTTCTGATGTGGGCGGAACGGATGCAGTGGAATGTACCGGACTGTCACTATAAGGCCTGCCACTGGCTGGAGCATCGCGGTAATCTCGCGGTGCTTCGTTGTTTCCGTGGGTTCGGTAAATCAACGCTCCTTGCTGTCTATAATGCTTGGCGGTATTACTGCGATCGGCAGTATCGCATTTTGCACCAGTCTGAATCCGATGGTACCGCATATAAAACCAGCCGAGATACTCAGAACGTACTACGTAACCATCCCTTGACCAAAGGCATGCTACCCGACGGGCAGGGGACGGTAGAGCAGTGGTGGGTCAATGGCGCGCTGGATTTACGTAACGGCAGCATGTACGCCAAAGGGATTCTGTCTAACGTTACCTCCGCCCGTGCCAACGAATGCCAGAACGATGACGTAGAAGTACCCCGCAATATCCAGACGCCGGAGGCGCGTGAAAAGCTGCGCTATCGCCTGGGGGAGCAAACGCACATCCTGATCCCTGGTGGCCGCAAGCTCTACATTGGTACGCCGCACACGCATGACAGCCTTTATGATGAGGTGGAGTCTATGGGCGCTGATTGTCTTACCATCCGGTTGTTTGAGAAAGAAAAACGCATAGAGGCGAAAGACGCAACGCAGCTGCGCTACGAGTTATCTTTCCGGCCGGAATATGTTTTCGCCGGTATCCATAAAAGTGCCCGCCTTCTGGTCGCTGATGTCGATTACAAAATTACGGCCAGCGGCGTTGAATTTGCTACCGCGCCCGATACCGTTATCGATTTTTATGCCGATTGCGCATGGCCTGAGCGCTTCACGCGCGAGGAAATGGAGAATCGACGCAAAGAAACGCGCACGATTAACGAGTGGGATAGCCAGTATCAGCTGCACAGTAAACCTGTGGGCGACGTTCGCCTCGATCCAGACCGCATCCGCGAATACAACATTCATCCTCAAATCCGGTATGCGAACCGTACGGCCTCGCTCTGGCTTGGCAATGTACAAATCGTTGGCGCGGTCGCCTGGTGGGACGTGGCCACAGGCAAAGTTAAGGCCGATGCTTCGGCGTTCTCTCTGATGCTTACCGATGCGCGTGGACATCTGTACTGGCACATTTGCCAGGAACTCACCGGAGAACTGGCGGAATTCGATGACAACGACAAAATCACCGGCGGGCAGGTCGCGCAAATAAAAGATCTGGTGCTCAAATACCAGATACCGGTGGTTTGTGTCGAAGTTAACGGCCCGGGCAGCTTCGCGGGTAAGTTACTGCGTCAGGCGCTTAAGGGTACCGGCTGTGGCGTTCGGGAAGAATTCAGCATTACCAACAAACAGAAACGTATTCTCGATGCGTTTGAAGCGCCGCTGTCGTCGCGGTTCCTATGGGCGCATACCGATGTACTTGATGGTCCTGTCTATGACCAGATGCGTGACTTTAACCCAGCATTGACCAACCAGCCAGACGACTTTATAGACTCTGGTGCTGGCGCAATCAGTCAGACACCAGTACGTATCGGGAAAGTGGTCGGGATTCCGACCGGGCATGCGCGCGAAGATTGGCAGTTAAGTGACGGAGATCATCTGGTCGACGTCGATTACTAACCTGCCAGAGGTTTCGCATCATGTCGGTACCCAACCAGACTCCCTATATTATTTACAACGCCAACGGTCTGACGACCCTTTTCCCCTTCGAGTTCTATATCATCAATGCCGGTGATATTCAGGTATCAATCAACGGTACTGTCGTTACCAGCGGATATTCCGTATCAGGTGTCGGTAACGTCGGCGGGGGTGACGTGGTTTTCGTTACCCCACCTGCAAGCGGTGCAGTGGTCATGCTGGAACGTGTTGTTCCTACCTACCGGTTAACGGATTACCAGGACAACGGCGATCTGTTGGCCGACACAGTGAATAAGGATTTCGACCGCCTCTGGATGGCAATACAGCGTGCCTTTATTTATCTCGGGCTAGCGCTGCGCCGTCCGCTATTTGGTGGTCCGTTCAATGCAGAAGGTTATAGGATCGCGAATCTCGGTGACCCGATAAATGCGCAGGATGCAGCGACCAGGAACTATGTCGATAATGTCAGCCTGGTGCGTACGCTGCGTGTTCCTGAGTCTTCAGTCTCCATTCTGCCCCCTGTTGATCAGCGCGCAAACAAGCTGCTGGCGTTTAACGCTGCAGGGCAACCAATCGTCGTTCTGCCAGCTTCTGGTTCGGCGTCCGATGTAATGATAGAACTGGCTAAACCCGATGGCGAAAAGTACATCGGCGAATGTCCAGACATTGCAACGCTACGGACAATCGAGCCATCTTTCGACAAGCAGCGTATTACGGTTAAAGGGCATACTGCCGGTACGGGATACGGTGGTGGACAGTTCAGAGCGGTACTTGCTGGTTCAGGTTACACCGACAATAACGGTACGGTTATCAAAACATCAGGTGGGGCTGCCTGGGTCCGGATGAATGTTGGGTACATTTCTCCGTATATGTTCGGTGCGCTCCCAAGAGTTGATGCTACTACTCCTACGGCGCATACAGCAATTAACGCAGCAATAGCAGCTGCCATTTCACAAAATACAATTATTGATGGATTAGGCGCAACATTTAACATTAATGCTGGATGCTTCGTAAATAACACCTCATCAGTGATCTTACAAAACTTTGGAATTGTTGTTACTAATCCAGAAAGTTTCAATGATGCAGTTTTGAGGGTGAGAAATGCGGACCATGTTGTTCGGCGTATACGTATTGAAGGAAGCAACGGCGCAACAGTTCTTGGAATTAATGTGGAATCTACAGCACCCGGCACAGTTGTTGAGAGTTGTAGAATTGTGAATACCGGACGCACAGCTATCTACAGCACCGCTTCTCGTGTTGTTGCACGAAACAATGTCATAGATAGTTGCGGGCTGCTCGGCATAGGTAATTACCGCTGTAGCATCTGGTTCAACGAGAACGAACATGCCGTTATGGAGGGTAATATTTGCACCCATTGCGCATGGGGTATTTTGATGAGGAACCAGATTGGAACATCTCAAGGTTACTTTAATACCATGCGTAACAACATTGTTGTTTCCGCCTCTGGCACAGATTCTTCCTGTCAAGGGATATCTGCATCTGCGCAGTTCCATTTAAGCACCACCGATAACGTTGTGCGTGGATTTCCAAATAATGCGATAGATCATCAAAACTGTTTTGGTATGATTATCACTGGGAATCAAATCCACCAGTGTAGTGATGGCGTTTTTATAGGTGACCGTTCTTGCGGGCGCATTATTATCTCTAATAATAATATTGAGGCATGTGTTACTGGTGTGAGATATTACAACCCAGTAAACTCAGTTCCCGATTATCAGAACCAAACATTTGCAGATGTACAAATCACAAATAATGTTATCTACACCTCTACGCTTCGTGCAATTCATGTAACGATGGCAGGAACCACTAGCGCCAACTTTATGACTAATGTTAACGGTAATATAGTTGATGGGAACGGCTCAGCAGGTCTTGGTATTGTTATGGATACCGTGACATTTGGCAGTGTTAGCCAGAACCAAGTACGAAGAGTTAGAGGTCATGGTATTGACTTAATATCTTGTGAGGGGCTGCGAGTTCTGGGTAATAGCATCTTAGATGCCGGGTATGCCACGACTGCTACATATAACGGAATCAATCTAAGTAATTGTTACCGTTGCAATGCGTCAGATAACTATGTAGTCGGGGCGACAATGATTTATGCTGTGGTACTTGGGGCTGGTGGATATAATATGGCTTATACAAACCATGCAAGGTCAACAACTGGTACAGCGGCCGTTAGTATATCCGGTGGTACTGGGAACGTAGAATCATTGAATATTAAGTCATAATTAATGCGCCCCTAATGGGGCGCAACTATTCAGATTGGCATACCATACTTCGCATTCATTTCTCTGTCCGGCTGGATTTTTATCTCAATGTTACGAGGTATTAATCCATTTGATTTGAGAGTTTCTGATATGGCCTTTCCTCTTGTTACCGGGAATGGCCAGTTGTCATTGTTGTCACCCTTAGGGACATGCAGTGTCATCGTCCTCTGATTGCTTTCAACAGCTCTCTGAACCTGAACAATCATATCTTGTCCGATAGCATTCGCAACGGAGAAAGGAACGTTTCCGTTGTGAGACTCACGCAAAGAATTTGATTGGTCTGTAGCTTTGTTAATCAAGCAAAGTAAAACTATTGGGGCAATATATTGAACGGTCTTAAAGCGCTCAATGAAGTAACCAAGTCCTATGCTAGCTGCTACTATCAGGTACATGAACGAACCCCACATTGCTACAGGTCGAGTCGCATAGTTAGCGCTAGCCTTTGCGCATACCAGAATAAGGGCTAATGTGGTAATGGCTCCAGAAATCACTGATACCCAGAAAGCGTATCTTTTCCCTTCAGTTGTCTCATCTGATTTTCTTCTTAGCAAGAACACCACGCCGCAAACCAATCCAACAGCCAGCACAACGAAGAAGGTGCGATCTGTTAATTTAAGCAGTGAGTAAAATGCATTGACTGTACCTGAAATATCCAGATGATCTTTTGCCATTCGGTCCGCTCTTCCTCCGTTCATTTCAAAGAGAGCAGAAATAACCCACATCGCCAGAGTAATGCAGTGGAAAGGGTAAGCCTTAATCGTCTCAACAATTTTAAATCTGTTGCTAATGAGGTTCAGAAGAAGTACCACACCGCACATTACTGCAAGCACAACACTGGCAAAAATGTTCGAAAATACACATAGGTAAATGGCGAATATCAGCACGCCAGAAAAGATCGCTCTTTCGTAAAAGAAGGGTTTTAATGTTGCCGACATTCTTAAAACGTAAAGTGCCAGCGTGCCGTTTATGAGGGCTGGAACAATATAGTGATAATAACAAGTAAGATTTTGCTCCCATAACAGGTATGGACTGTTGTTATTATTGAGAGTTCTGAACAGGCCAAACATGCACAGTAGGTATAAGATAACCATGACTGAGCTAGTGTATGTTGACAACCCTGCGGTTTCTCTCATCAAAACATAGAATTGATAAAGAAACGCCACAACAAGAATCGCAACTAAAACCGCTGTCAAATAGGCGATAGCTTCAAGGAAAGTAAATCCAAGTGGCATTACGACCGATGAGGCAATGTTACCAAAGAGTGGGAAAGCAACCTCAGGCACAACCTTAATTGGATTAAAACCTCCCCACTGTGGATATGCCTGCCTTCCGGAAGAAAGATTGATCCACTCATCACCAGAGATAATTGTCACCGGATGGATAGCAGTAAAAAACACAGCCACTACAGCAAAAACAAAAGTGAATAACACCCACTTTAAATGAGTTTCTTTTTCCAAAGCCTGATTAATCATTTCTCTTCCTTCCGATTATCCTTGAGATCGTTTTTGATGATATAACGAGGTCTTCCCTTAACTTCAACATAAATCCTGCCGATATACTCCCCAAGCACACCTATACCTATCAACTGAACTCCGCC